CGTAATCGGAGCGCGACGGAAAGTTGAAAAAGTGCTCAAGCATGCTCTCTGCCACCGCACGGTCTTGGCTTTTGGTGGACTGGTAGAGGGAGAGAGCGGCTTCATCGCGCGGTGACATCACGCCACCTCGTGCTTGCGATAGTCGCGGGCGTGGTCGAGTTCGAAGTCAGCGTTGTTGCGCTCTTCCTCTTCCTCGGTGTTGCTGATGGACCAGACCAGATCGGCAATCGCGGCGAGGCGGGTGTGGCCGTAGCCGCGGATCAGACCTTCGTCTTCATCCTCGCGGGTCGCGCCGTACTGACCATTCGGGCACAGGCCCGTGATGACGGTGCAGTCATTCTCAGGGAAGAAATGGCGGCGGCGCTGTTCCATGTGGTTGCTCCCGATCTGATGGGGGCAAGCATAGTCGGAAAAATCCGACTGTCAATAACTAAGTCGGAAAAATCCGACATGAGGGCCAAAATAATTTTAGCCTCAGGGGAGGCTGTACTGCTCTAGGCGCTACGCCGAAGCTTCTTTTCTTTGGAAATAACTAAGTCTTTGAAGGGGATGCCGAGATACTCGGAAAGGGACAGCATAACCTCGGTTTTGAGGGAGTTTTTATCCCCTTTGAGGAAGTCCCTTATATGGTTCCGCTCCAGCCCGAGCTCCTGAGCAACCGTAACGGCGCCAGTTCCCTGCTTATCGAGGGCCTTGGTGATCGTGAGCCGTATCTGGTCAAGGGTAGGCATAGCGGATTTATCCGACTTTTCAGCCGGTTGGGCCAGTCGGAAGTTTCCGACAGAAATATCTTGCGAAGTCGGAATTTTCCGACTATCCTCCATTTCCATGGAATCCGAACTGCGTTCAAATCTCATGGCCTGCGCTTCCGCATATGCTGCGGCGCGGTCGGTCAGCTTGGCAACCTTGGGGCGCTTGGCCGCCGGGGATTGGCGCTTCTTCGATCGCTTGGACGACGACGGCAAGACGTTCACCGCTCGCAAATATGATGAAGTGATAACTTGGTTCTCTGACCGATGGCCAGAGGAAGCGCCATGGCCTTCAGAAGTAGCCCGCCCAGAAATTTCACGGAATGAAGAGGCGCGCGTATGAGCACGCGGAAAACGAACCACGTTGTTCATTGGTATTACCCCCCAATAGAGGCGAGGGGGCCAAAGTGACACAACCTTGGCGCTGCGCAAATCAAATTTTCATGTCTGCGACAAGATTCCGCCATGCGCTGCATCGTGTCCGAGTTTGAGACAGTGGAGGACCGTAGCATGATAGCCGACGTCGCCTTCGTGCTCTTTATGGCTTTCGTTCTGCTGACGCTGGCGGTGCCGCAATGACGCACTGGAGAACGAGCCGGGCGATGTCGGGGGGTCAACCATCGCCCGGCTCTCCATACGCGCAATTTACGCCGCGCGTTTCAAATCCTCTTCTTCCCTTTGGCTCGGTCCTCAAATCTTTCGAGCTCTCTGAGCCTCCTGTTCACAAATTCGAGGCGATCGAGAGCGCGCTTCTCGTCGTCACCACTGCTGCTGCGCTCTTCGTCGCTTTCTGTCTTCTGTTTGTCGATCTGTAGATATCTGACGACATTCGCGGTTGCAGCCGCGAGGGTCACAAAGCTGAGTTCTTCGTTGTCGTTTGCGTAACTGCTGCTTTCCATGTCGAGCAATCAATCATGGAAGGATTTGCAAAGGTGAAAAAGGGTTTGCCAGTGTCCGACGCCGCTTACATCGACGCCGCTCAGAGATGGTCGAAAGACCTTACGCGCATGAAAGCGCGCGGACCAGGCGACACCGAGAACGCGATGCGCCAGATCGAACGAGAGTATGGAATTGATTACGGATTCCTCTGGTCGCTTCGCTATCGCCGGGACCGACTGAGGACAATCAGCATCTCGGTCTACGAGAGCATCAGGGCGGCTTATCGCGCAGAGTGCGGACGACAAATGCGAAAGCTGGAACATGAAATCAGAATTACCGAGGAAATTACCGGGCCTGATCACGCTGCTGTGCGGGCGGCTAAGGCTCTTTTGGGCAAGAATTAGGGGCAACTGAATGGGCGGGCACGTCAACACGATCTGGACGGATGAACAATCCGAGGCACTAACAACGATGTTGGCTACCGGCAAATCATTTTCTCAAATCGCAGCCGAGCTGAATGCACAGTTCAACACCAACTACTCCCGCAACGCAGCATGCGGGAAGGGATACCGCCTTGGATTGGCGGCGCCGCAGAAGGTGAAAGCGGCACCCAAGAAACGGAAGCGGGGCCGAGATCGAGCGGCCGCCATCAAGCCGCTCCCGCGTGTGGAAGAGATCCAGCTTCGCTGCGCCGAGATCGAACCGCGTCACCTGACGCTAGACCAGCTCGAACCGAACGACTGCCGGTATCCATTCGGCGAAGGTCCACAATTCACATTCTGCGGCCGAGTAACGGATGGCGGCTCCTACTGCACCGAGCATTTCCACCTTACCAAGATGCGTGCCCGCACGAACAGCGAAGCCGTCACCAACGCCCGAGCCCGCAGGATGCGTGGCATCAATTTCCGCCGCGCGCTTTTGGAGAATGCCCGATGACCGATATTCCCCAATCCCCATTCCTTTCTGCCGAAAGCCAGCCCCCGGCAGAGATGGCGCCGGCATCAGCAACGGCCGTGACAGTCGCAGCAGATGATGCCGGCGCTACCGATCACATCCATGAAATATTCATCGGCGCGCGCAAGTGGATCGATGATGACCATCGTTTCGTCTTGGACGAGAAGGCCTTCATGGAAGCGATCGAGCCGCCGCCGTTGTTCATGCAGAGGGCAGCGGGATGACAGATCCCCTTCGCCAGTCCGTCCCGACCAACAAGCTTGATCGCTACTACCGCTGCGGCTGGGCCTACATCATGCCCGATTTCGACAAGCCCAACCATTCCTGGATCGAATGGCTGAGCAACAAGATGCCTGTGTATCCGCTGCGTTCCCATAAACCCCAAACCGAGGACGCAAATGCCCGAGCCGACAATAGGCGACAACAGCCAGCTTAAATCGATTGTAGAGCGCGTAGAGCGCGAAGAAGCCTCCAAGGCAGAGATTGCCGAGGGCATCAAGGAAATCTACCAGGAGGCCAAATCTAACGGCCTGGACGTGAAGATAATTCGGAAGGTCGTTGCCATACGCCGGCAGGACCAGAACAAGCGTGCGGAGGCTGAAGCCATTCTCGCTAGCTACATGCATGCGTTGGGGATGGCGGGTTGAAAACTCCGATTGCAAACATGATTGCTGAAATGCACGGCAAGGGAATTCCGGTGGAATTGATTGTCAGCGCAGTTGCGACACTCGAAGAGGCGATGGCGGCGAGGGCCGTTTCCACCGGACAGGAGAATGTCCGTCCGGTGGACACTTCGACTATCGACAAGCGCCGTGCATGGGACAGGGAACGGAAAAGGCGGCAACGCATGTCCGCAAATTCCACCGGATGTCCACCTGTGTCCACCGGACATTCCACCGGAATCCACCGGAATCCACCGGACGTGGCTAGTATACTTAGTAGTAAAGAAGGTGCTTCCAATAAGGAAGTTAAAGAAGAAGTTAAGGAAAAGAAAGAAAGTAAGAGGATTGCGCGCGGGACAAGAATTCCACCGGACTTCGCAATTGACGACGGAGACCGCGCGTTTGCCGCGTCCTTGGGAATTCCACCGGAAATCGTGGAAGCCGAGACGCCTCAATTCATTGATTACTGGTCAAGCGTTGCTGGCTCCAAGGGCGTCAAGCTCAACTGGAAAGCCACTTGGCGCAATCGCATGCGCGATATCAAAAAATATCAGCCTACTGGAGCTAGAAATGGCCAAAGAACTGGAAATCCGCGAACGACTGGACATGCTGCTATCTTTGCCGCCGGTCTTCGCGCGGCTCGAAAAATCGTTGGGGACGGTGAGATGGCCGGGCCAGCCGACGAGGGTGAATTTTCCTTCGGGAATTGGGCTGTCGGAGGACGACCGAAAGCACCTGACGAGCCGGCTGGAAGAGATTCAGCGGGTGACAACAGGTGCAAATCTGGATCCGAAGGAGTGCTCGAAGGCGAGATTATCGCTCCTGATAAACCTCATGTTGGGATATCCAGCGGCTGGAAACACCACTAACGAAGCTGCAGAAGCGAGGCTGAATTTCTATCACGACGCTGTCTCGGATATCGCGCCTTGGGCTCTCGACGCCGCAATCAAGCGCTGGGTGCGCGGAGATATCGAGAAGGGAAACATTGATTTCGCGCCGAGCCCTGGTGCCCTACGGCGCCTTTGCGAAGAGGAACTTGAACCGTTCAAGGCCCAAGCTTGGAAGCTCAATCGCCTGTTGTCAGCAGTATCGATCGAGCAGGCAATGGACCCAGATCCCGTTCCTGAAACCGATAAGCCAAAGCTAAGGCTGATGCCATGAATGAAAAGCGGGTCATCAAGGAATGGACGGTAAAGGCTCCAGCGTGGGACCAGATCGTAGACTATTACCGAGAACGCCCTGGCCGTATTCAATGGTTGGCAAATCGATTCCCGGTCCTGCGTGGCGAGGTTGAAGATACGCCAGAGCCGACTGTTGAGGCGTTAAAGCAGGATGTTGCATGATATGACCGAAAATCAGCTAAAGTAGATATGGAATAGAAGAGAAATAGAGCGATGTTGCATCCCAAAGGGACACCAAAAACAGGAGGCCGCAAGAAAGGCACGCCGAACAAAACGACGGCCTTGTTGAAGGATGCTGTCCTGCAAGCAGCCGAACAAGCCGGAGGAGATGGTGGGATAGTAGCCTATCTGAAAGCACAGGCGGCTGTGAACCCAGGCCCGTTCATGGCGCTGCTCGGGAAGGTGTTGCCAATGCAAATCACAGGGGCAGACGGCGGCGCGCTTCAGGTCGTAGTCAATCGATTCACGGCCGACGAATGATCCTAGAACTCCGCCAGCCGCTTTGGATGAAGACCCCGTACGGAGAAGGGCTGGCAATTTTGTGTACGGATTACGGCGCCGAATCTGATCACCTTTGGACCTGCATCCAGCAGGAAGGCGAGCACACAGGCGAGCTTTGGACATGGCACAACAGCGAGGTTCGGGTGCTGGCTAATCGGAGCATGTTGAGGGAGGGAAAATGAGCATCGTCGAGAAGGACGGCAAGAAATACAACGTTTATGGTACGCGTGGCGGCGAGATAACGATCATGCCTGTGGAGCAGGATAAAGCAGGATGGCGTTGGAGTTCGAACAAGGAGGTCGGATACGGCTGGGCGATTCAGATGCTGGAATTAGCAAATGCGGGAGAGAGTAAATGACTCTTGAACAAGCGCTGGTCGTATGGGCTTACATGAAGCATCAATACAATCCGCCGGCAGAAGCCAGACAAGTGGCCGATGAAGCTTGGAAGGTCATCTGCGCCGAGGCAAACAAAATAATCTTCCCGCCCGAATGACCATCCTGACCCCCGAACAAGCCTCTAAGATCATCGGCGTTCCAGCCGTGCAGCTCTGCCGCTGGGCCTATCTCGGACAGGGGCCGCGGAACTCAGGCACGAAGCACAAGCCGCTGTATGATGAGGATGATTTGAGGGAATGGCGCGGTGCCCAAAATCGTCATACCGGCTAACGGCTGGCGGCCAAGACCTTACCAAATGCCAGCATGGGCCGCGTGGGAAAAGGGCATCAAGCGGTCGCTCTTGGTTTGGCATCGTCGCGCTGGCAAGGACGAGTTGAGTTTGCAGAAATTTGCAGTTGCAAGCCAGCTCAGGCCGGCGAATTACTGGCATTGCCTCCCGATGTATGAACAGGCCCGCAAAGCCATTTGGGAAGCCGTTAATCCGCATTCAGGAAGGAAGAGGATCGATGAAGCGTTCCCCATGGAGATCAGGAAGAGAACTGATAATGGCGGCATGGTCATTGAGTTTAAGACTGGTTCAGTTTATCGCGTTGTTGGGTCTGATAATCCTGATTCCCTTGTGGGTGCCCCTCCGCTTGGAATCGCGTTCTCTGAATGGGCCATATCCAATCCATCCGCGTGGGGGTTGCTCCAACCGATCCTCTTAGAGAACGGAGGATGGGCCGACTTCATCACAACCCCGCGCGGCCGCAACCACGTCCACGGTATGCTCAAGATGGCCAGAGAGCGGCCAGCAACGTGGTTCTCCCAAGTCCTTACAGTGGGCGATACGCATCAAGTAACGCATGAGCAGATCGCGGAAGCCAAGGCAGGATATGTCTCGCTGTTCGGCGAGGAGGCGGCAGAGGCCCTGATCCAGCAGGAATACTGGTGCAGCTTTGAGGCGGCTATTCTCGGTAGCTACTATGGCAAAGAGCTGGCCACCGCAGAGCAGCAAGGACGAATTACAGATGTTGAGCCCACGCAAGGGGTGCCAATACATACCGCATGGGACCTGGGCGTCGGTGATAGTAATCCGATCTGGTTCTGGCAGGCTGTGCCTAGCAGTGCAGGGCGCGGACAAATCAAAATCCTCGATTATTATACTGCCCACGGCTACGGGATTAAGCATTACACTGACGAGGTTAAGCGACGAATCTCCTATTGGGATACAGAAGATCGAGCCAAGGGCGGCGAAGGATTCAGGCTCGGTATCAACTACGTTCCTCACGACGCTACAGTCCGTGAACAAGGAAGTTGGGATCCGGACACCCTGAAAGCCAAGCAGCGTATTGAGGTAATGGCCGAGCAGTTCGGGCAGGCTCGCGTAAAGGTCGTCAAGCTGCATTCAGTACAGGACGGCATTTCTGCGGTGCGGCAGATCCTGCACCGCTGCTGGTTCGATGAGGCGCGATGTGCACACGGGCTAGAGGCACTTAGGCAGTATCAGTCCGAATGGGACGACAAGAAGAAGAAATTCAGGGATGAGCCGTTGCATGACTGGACCAGCCATCCGGCCGATGCATTTCGATATCTGGCCATGGCTTATCGGGAGATCGTGCCGGCGCAGCCTGCTTTACCGGATCGCGCTCTCGTGGTTGGTGGCCCTCTTACGCTTCCCCCCGGAATGCGTGGCGTGACGATGGAAGACCTTTGGAAAGAGCGGAAGCGGCAGAAGCGCCGCCGCATGTAGCCCCTATACAAATCAGATTCGACGCACATAAAAGATTGTCGCCATTCACGCGAGGCGACAAACATGTCCGGCATCAATCTATTTGCCCCGAAGGCGCAGGGTACCACTTCCATTACGTCAGGTGTGGTCTCGGCCAGAGTTGCACTGACCAAGCCTGCCGCAGCTATGGTAATCCGGGTCAAGAACATCGACACCACGGACATTGCCTATATCAACTTCGGCGATTCAACCGTCGTTGCTACCGTCCCTGCAGGGGCAACGCCAGGATCTATGCCGATCGGGCCCGGAGAGACAGGCGGCTTTTCCGTTCCAGAGGGCACGACGCACGTAGCTGCGATTTGCACGGCTGGAACGCCGATTGTCTACTTCACGCCGGGTAATGGCGTATAATACATGGCCAGCCTGTCGCTTTCGATGGGAATGTGGGGGAAGGGCGGCGGCGCCGGGTCTGGTGTGGCTCCTGCGACTATCACTTACGTCAATCGGTATACCGACGTTGCGGATGTAGTCTCGCCCGCATCCTATACGTTCCTCGACTCTGATATTGGTACGCCTAGCGCTGATCGGGTCGTTGTCGTCTGCGTGGCAATGACCTCCTCGGGAGGAGGTACTGTCGTCGGCACGCCAACGATTGGCGGCAATACGATGACGGCCTCGCGGGCTGTCAGCGGCGCTGGCTCCTCCAACAGCGCTGGCATCTTCCAATTTCCTATGCCCGCCGGGACAACGGCAACCATCGTTGTTCCGGTTGCAAGCGGTACCGCGGCACGCTGCGGCATTGAGATATTCACGATAACCACAGCTAATTCAACGCCTGTATCGACTCCGGCGGCAGGGACCGGGTTTGGCGCTACTCAAGCGACCGGCAATCTCACGGTTCCCAACGGCGGCGTCGGCATTGTGTTCGATTCCTATCTCGACGGCGCTGCTACGGCGTCGTGGTCCGCGAGCGTCAATGATGCTGGAGTGCCCACGTATCTAGCCATTGAGGGCGCATCGACGATCGCGGCCGGATTCTACAATACGAGCGGGTCCTTTACGCCGACGATTACGGTCAGCGTCGCCTGCCCGCATAACATCATTTCCGTGGCGTGGGGGCCAGCTCCGAAGGGCTTTGTTGCCGAAGGTGATAGCCTCACCATTGGCACTGGCCTCGCCGGCAACTATCCCAGTGACATGTCGCGCAATGTCGGCATCGCCGTAGCTGCAAACTGGGCCGTTGGTGGCGCGACTGTTCCAGGGATGAATGCTGACTACCCAACTCAAGGGGGTACTTCATTCAACGCACCCACAGCTAACACCTACCTGTTTATGGGGGGCACCAACGATGCCGGCAGTGGTGTCGCCGCGGCGACAATCGCAACGAATATTCAAACCCATATAGGCCTTGCCCTCGCCACCGGCTACAAAGTCGCTGTTGGCACGGTCCCTAAACGAGGCGACAATCCAGCCGCTCAAACCATTCTCAATGCACTGAATCCACTAATTCGCGCCAACTATCTCTCTTGGGGCGCGACATGGTTGATGGACTTCGATGCATGGCCGACGCTACAAAACCCTGCCGATACCTTTTACTACAACGCCGACCAGCTCCACTTCGTCAACCCAGGATGGCTTGAGCTTGCCAAATGTGCTCAAGCAGGCATCGGCATCCCGTCGCTATCCGCTCGTGGCGCGAACGGTGCGCTGAGGTACTTCCCCAATCCGCCCGGGTATAAGTCGAGCGGTGCTGTGCCTGTGATGTTGGTCACGACAATGCAGACCGCCACATTGGGCAATGGCAGCATTGCCTATCTGGTCAACCCCATCACGGCCAAATCGGTGTTCGCTTTCACGTTTGTCTCCGGCGTGGCGAACTTCACGAACGCCGGGATTGTGACGGCGGCAGACGTCAACGTTGACATGGGATTCGGCCCGGCACTCACTGGTGGCGCTGGCTGGTATCAGAGCGGTGGTGTGTTTACAGGGGCCGCGTCTCCGAACTCGGGTCTTGGCGGCTTCACGAATGGCAATACGGTCGGCGTCGTGGTTGATCCGATTACCAAACAGGTCTGGTGGACGAAAGACGGCACCAACTTTATCGGCATCGGTTCGCTTGCGACGCTGGCGCAGGTGGTTGCCGGGACGAATAGCACTGCGCAAAACTGGACTGGTCCGGTGTACGGCGGCGTCGGTGCTTGGTCAGGCGGCATATCGGTTGTGGCCAACAGCGTGCCGTATCCGTGGACGCCGCCTACCGGCTTCATTCAGTTGTAGGGGATGTGATGGCTGAAAGCAACGAAGATACCCCCGGCCAGTCTGCATGGCAGCGTTGGAACGACGAACTTGAACTTTCCCGGAAAGCCAAGGGCTTTGACCAGTGGCACAAGCGGTCAGAGCGTATCGTCAAGCGCTACCGGGCCGAGCGACCTGACGTCTCGGAGAATTCCGACAACCTTGAAGGCGCGCGGTTCAATATCCTGTGGTCGAACGTGCAGACGCTGTTGCCGGCGCTGTTCGCCAAGGCGCCAAAGCCGGTTGTAGAGCGCCGCTATCTGGACCGTGACGAAGTAGGCCGGACAGCCTCGGTCATTCTGGAGCGCACGCTTTCCTATGAGCTGGACGATGGGACGTATCTCTCGGGCCTGAAGAAAGGCGTGCTGGACAGGCTTCTGCCGGGCCGGGGCGTGGTCTGGATTCGGTACGAGCCGAAGTTCACGCCGATGCCCGGCAAGACACAGGAGGCTGCCAGTGAGGCTCCTATCGCTGCTGGCGCGACATCGCAAGAGCGAGTCGGGGCGTCTGTTGCTGATGATCGTCCTGAAGCTGGCCCTCAGGAGGTCACATCCGACGCGCCGATCGAGCAGGTCGCCGATGAATCGGTAGTTGTCGATTACATCGACTGGCGCGATTTCATGACTTCTCCCGCAAGGACGTGGGAGGAAGTCTGGTGGGTTGGCAAACGGGTCTACATGACCCGTGAGGAACTGGTGAAACGGTTCGGACCTGTCGGCAAAGAGGTCACACTGGACTGGTCGCCGGTCGAAACCTCGTCCTCCGCAAGGGGGCAAATATCCGAAGGCGACACCAAGCAGCGCCGCGCCAAGGTCTGGGAAATCTGGAACAAACAGGTCCGCCGCGTCTACTGGATGGCGGAATCCTACAAGGAAAGACTGCTCGACGAGAAGGACGACCCGCTTGGGCTCGAAAGCTTCTGGCCGGTCCCGAAACCGTTGTTCGCAACTCTCACCAATGACTCGCTGATCCCGGTCCCGGATTACGTGGAATACGAGGATCAGGCGCAGGAACTGGATGACCTGACCACCCGCATCACCAACCTCGTCAAGACCATCAAGGCATGCGGCGTCTACGATGCCTCGGTATCCGAACTGCAGCGCATGTTCAAAGAGGGATTCGAGAACGAACTGGTTCCTTGCGACAACATGGCGGAATTCTCGTCCAAGGCCGGCGCTAACGGCATGGGCCATATCTGGATGCTGCCGATCAAGGATATGGCGGAAACCCTGATTCAATTATACGACGCGCGGGAGCGGACCAAGCAGGTTCTGTACGAAGTCACGGGGATTTCTGACATCGTTCGCGGCGCCTCCCAAGGCGGGGCGAAGACAGCGACTGAACAGCGCATCAAGGGCCAGTTCGCCTCGATGCGGCTGAACGACATGCAAGCCGAGGTCGCCCGGTTCGCGCGGGATACGCTGCGGATCATGGGCGAGATCATCGCCGAGCATTTCGACCCGATGACGCTGTTCGAAATCTCCGGTTTCGAGCAGTACGCCAAGGAGCAGTGGCCGCCGGAAGTGCCTGATGCGCCGCCAATGGCCCCGATGATGGGCCACAATGGCGGTCCGCCGCTCGATCAACCAGCTCCAGCCGCCATCGCTCCTCCGTCGGCTGTTGGCGCGCCCGTCCCCGGTCCGGCATCCTCATCCGGGGGCGGGCAGATGCCTATGGGCATGATGGCGCCGCCGCCTGACCCTCAAATGCTGGCGATGCAAAAAGCCGCCGACATGTTCAAGAAGGCGGTAGCGCTTTTACGGAACGACAAGCTCCGCGGCTTCCGCATCGACATCGAGACGGATTCGATCATCGAGCCTGACCAGCAGCAGATGCAGCAGGCGCGTACGGAATTGATGGGTGCAATCTCGCAATTCCTGCCGCAAGCGGTTGCTGCCGGCGCTCAGTCTCCGGAACTCAAGCCATTGCTTGCTCGCCTGCTGATGTTCTTCCTGCGCGGTTTCAAGGCCTCAAGGGACATCGAGTCCGCCTTCGAGCAGTTTATCGACGACATGACGCGGGACGCCGCCAAGCCGAAACCGCCGCCGCCTCCGACGCCCGACCAGATCAAGGCGGAAATGATGCGTGAGCAGCAGGCCAACGAGAACAAGCGCATGGAAGCGCAGGCGCTGATGGATCAGCAGAATTTCGAGCGGGAACAGCAAGCCAAGCAGATGGATGCTCAATTGGCTCAGCAGCAGGCGCAACAGCAATTTGAACTGGAGCAGCAGAAGCAAGCCGCCGAAATCCAAGCCATGGCCGACAAACAGGCGATCGAGCGCGAGAGAATGGAAATGGAGCTGGCATTCGAGGAGCGGAAACTGGCCTTGCAGGAGCGGGCGCAGGCTCATGCCGCATCGATCAAGGCTGCCACTGCAGAGCATTCCGCCGCGATGAAGGCCAAGACGGACGAGAAGAAGGCAAAGGCGCCAGTCAACGGAGCAAATGCATGACTATGTATTACACGCCTGCCGACGAACGGTATCTTGAAGCGAAGGCCGCTGTTCGTGAACTAGAAGTAAGCGAGCCAGTACGGACCGAGGAGAGCGCCAGTGAGAGGGCGGCTAGAATCTGGAAATTGGTCGAGCAATCGGCAAGGGATTAGTGATGGCCAAGACCGGAACCTGGGTCTATCGCAACGGCAAGCTGGTGCAAAAGCACCTCGCGCCACCGAAGCATTCCGGCCGTGTCAGAGGCGTCATCTCCGACACCATGGACGCGCTGATCCATCCTTGCACCGGCAAGCTGATGGACAGCAAGAGCGAGTTTCGGAAGGTCACGAAAGCCAAGGGCTGCGTCGAGGTCGGCAACGAAAAGCTGGTCGACCGTCGCGCGGCTACTGGCCTTGACAGCGAAACGCGACGCAGAGACATATCCATCGCAATGGAGCAACTTGGGTTGTGACAGTGAAAATTCTGAAATCCCAGGTCAAGGACGAGGCTGCGTTTCGCGACGCGCTGGAAAAGCTGCGTCAGGCCAAGATCGACCACATGATGAGCGAAGAGGTCGGCACGTCGTCGCCGTCTGACCCGTTTCTGGATCAATTCATCAAGCGCACTCCGACTGGCCCGGATACGCCGGACGAATTCACGATCGATTACGAGATCGTCAACGATGATCCGAGCCCTGAAGAACTGAAAGCCCGCGCCATCAATGAACTGCGAGCGCAGGAGCAGGCCGAGATTGAGAAGATTTGGCCCTCCAATAAGCGGCGCCTGATGCAGTTCGAAGTCAACCGCGCTACTCAATTTGCTGCTCAGATTCCAGCAGAAATGCTCTCGGAGGAAAATCAGAAGATCCTCGCTGATTGGAATGTGCTCCAGAAGCGGATCGAAGAAATCCAGTACGCCTACGCCAAGCGCGAGGCTGACCTATGAGCATCGTCGAAACCGTCAAGCGCATCTGTCTGGAAGAGGCAAGGCGGCTTACTGGCGCTGAGGTCATCGCGCCGCTTGCGGTCTGGGACAACACCCAAGGCTCGATGGGTGTGCAGATCAAGGCCCCGAAGCAGATGGGCCCGCAGGCGTGTGAAGTTGTGGCCAGTTTTACGCTGACCCCGCCCGAACTCAAGCAGGCCAACTCAATTCGCCTCAAGGCCGCCGTTGCGGTTAGCGGCATGCTGCATGACGTTCAGGTCCAGATCAGACCATTGCAGAAGCTCAAGGATGTCGCGCCTGAGGCCCTATTAGGGAAACCGCATGCCGATTGAAGGCGAACTGACACCTCCTGATGACTCGCTGCGCAGCGAGCTCGAAGCTGCGTTTGGGGGCAGCGATGAGGAATCCGCACAGGATACTCACATTGAAGCCGCAGGAGATGCGCCGGCTACGGAAGCGTCTGAAGCTGCTCCGGCAGAAGCCGATGGCCGAGCTCGCGGTCCCGATGGTAAGTTCATCCCGAAAGCCGAAACCCAAGCCGCTCCCGAAAAGGTAGCAGCGGCAACAGAACTAGCGTCCACGGACGCAGTGAAGGCAAGCGAACAGGCTAGCGCAAGCGACCCTAACGCCCCTCCCACTGGCTGGACGCCTGAAGGAAAGGCCGCATGGGCGGCTCTTGCAAAAGAGCTTCCCGCCCTTTCTCCTGCCGCGCAAGCGGCTGTGCGTTCCGTGCAAGCGGCAGCGCTTTTGAGAGAACAAGGGGCAGCAGCGGGAAGCCGTCAGTGGTCCGATGAAAAGCGGCGCTATGAAGCCGTGCTGACACCTGTCGCGGAAGCGGCCCGTCGAAATGGGATGAACACCGAGCAGGGGCTTCAAGCCTTGCTCAACGCTCAGTCCTTTCTCGAGCGGGACCCGACCGCCGCGATCAAGTGGCTGGCACAGTCTCACGGCGTCAACCTCGCAACACTTGCCGGTCAGCCCGACGATGTTCCGAGCGCACAAGCCCCAGACATAGAGGCGATTGTTCGACAGGCCGTCCAACGGTCCGTTGCCCCCATTGTTGCTCCAATTCAGCAGCGGTGGCAGCAGGAAGAACAGCGCCAGCAGGAGATGACCACTCAAATGGTCGTCGACTTCGCCGCTTCCCAAGGCCATGAGCATTTCGGTTCGGTTGAACAGGATATCATGGATCTGATCCCTCCGCTGAAAGAGCGCAACCCGACATGGACTCCCCAGCAGGTTCTGCAGGAAGCCTATGATCGGGCCGTATTCGCCAACCCCGCGACCCGCCAGACCATCCTGACGGCGCGCGAGACGGCAGCGGAAGAGAAGCGACGAACCGAGGCTGCCCAGCGCGCCACCAAGGCGCGAGGCGCGGCCGTGTCTGTAACCGGCTCTCTGCAGGGTTCTGCGGGACAAGAGCCGGCGGCCTCACTGCGCGACGAAATCATGAGGGCGATGACCGGCTGACGCTCAAAGGAGCAAAGCCATGCCCTCTCCGGGCCTTAGTGAGATCGTTACCACGACGCTGCGAAACCGCAGCAAGAAGCTCGCAGACAACATGCTGCGCAACAACGGCGTCATGACTCGGCTCAACAGCCGCGGCAACGTGAAGCCGTTCGACGGTGGCCGCACCATCGTTCAGGAGCTCGAATACGCCAACAATTCGACCTACAAGCGTTATTCGGGTTACGAAGTCCTCAACATCCAGCCCAGCGATGTCTTCACCGCTGCGGAATACCCGATCCGTCAGGCGGCGGTCGCGGTCTCGATCTCCGGTCTGGAAATGCTCCAGAACTCGGGCCGGGAACGCGTGATCGACCTCTTGGAAAGCCGCATCAAGAACGCCGAGAAGACGTTCATGAACGGCCTGTCGTATGACTTCTATTCCGATGGAAGCCAGACGGCGCAGATCGGCGGCCTCCAGTTCCTCGTTTCCTCGACGCCAACTACCGGCATCGTCGGCGGCATTGACCGGGCAACATGGTCGTTCTGGCAGAACCAGGTGTTCGCGGCTACCGCTACCGGTGGAGCGGCGATCTCCGCGGCGAACGCCTACAGCTACATGCTCCAGCTCTATACCAAGCTGGTGCGGCAGCAGGACCGGCCGGACCTCTGGCTGGCCTCTGACGTGGCATGGCGCGCCTACAATGAATCGCTGCACGCGATCCAGCGCATTACCTCGACCGACAACGATCTGGCCAAGGCCGGTTTCATGAACCTCAAGTTCATGGATTCGGATGTTGTGCTGGATGGCGGTTTCCAAGGCACGACCACGGACGGAAGCAACTGGGGTCCCGGCGGCACCGGCGCCGTTGGCGGCATTCCTTCGGCGGTCAACTTCTACGCGCTGAACACCGACTACATCTTCTGGCGGCCTCACAAGGATCGCAACATGGTGCCGCTGGACCCGGATCGGTTCTCGGTCAACCAGGACGCAATGGTTAAGCTGATCGGGGTAGCTGGGAACATGACGACCTCAAACAGCTTCCTACAAGGGGTAATGACGACGTAAGATGCAAATGCAAACTAGCCAATTGAACAAGAATATGCTAGCCATTTCCCTATCAGTCAAGGGAGAAATGGCTATGCGGCTTATTGATCGGTTGGGTAGTCGGTACGAGCGTCTTGTCGTCACTGCGCGGGCACCGAATGCCAGCAAGAGCGATACCAACGCGCGTTGGTTCTGCCGTTGCGATTGCGGGCGGATGGTCACGGCCTACGGTCAGGATTTGGCCAAGGGCAAAGTCAAGTCATGCGGTTGCTTGAATGCCGAAAGGATTTTCAAGCATGGGCGATCACGAACGCAGATTCACAACGTTTGGAAGCAGCTCTTCCAGCGTTGTGAAAACCCGGATTGCGAAGCCTATAAAAACTATGGAGCGCGCGGGATAACCGTCGATCCGACATGGCGAGACTTCAACGTGTTCATTACCGATATGGGTGAACGTCCGACGGGCTATACCATTGAACGCAAGGACAATGATGGCCCCTACACCAAATCAAATTGTGTGTGGGCGACAATGAAAGTTCAGCGGAACAACTCGCGGCGGAATCGCAATCTCACGGCATTCGGCAAAACGCAGAACCTCACTCAGTGGGCCAAGGAATATTGCATGCCGCGCGATCGGCTGCATTCCCGTCTTCGCGCCGGTTGGGAGCTTGAAGAAGCTCTTATCGCGGCTCCGCAATACACAAGGAACAAGGAGTCCAAGAAATGACTACTACCCTCATCCCCGTTACGCCTACCGAAGGCGTCAACTTCAACGCGACGTACACCGCCTACAATCAGGCGCTGCCGGTCACACCCACCAACAGCCCCGACAACCCCGGTCCCCCGATGGGGGTCGGAACCGTCGTCAAGGGCAACGGCAATTCGGAGTTCGTGTTCGTTCAGGCTACTACAACGATCAACCTCGGAGATTGTTGTCTCATTACCCCTGCGACACAAACGGCCGCCGCGATCACAACCACGCTAGCTACGGGTGCTGAGGGCGAGCAGGTCGGTTTCGCTCAAGTTCCTATCGCGAGCGGTGCCTTTGGCTGGCTACAGCGATCTGGCGCTTGTCAGAATATCAGTGTTGCTGCGGGCTGCGCTACGGATGCCATTCTGTATACGACGGCCTCGCCGGGCGTTCTCGACGACGCGGTTACGACTGGCATCATCAATGGCGTTGTGATTACGGCTACTACTACGCCAGCGGCGGCTGTTCCCGGCACACTCAATCAACCGGTTGTTGCCATCGTGTAAACTTTACGGCTCGGCTTGCATTCCGCTGGCCGGGCCGCTTTTTGGAGGAATGCAATGAGCGATTTCGGAAACATGGAGCAGCGTTTCGACGCGCGGAACGGCGGCATTGTCGAGTTTGGCAGCGATGCCCGTTTGTTCGTAGAGTTCTACAGCCGGTCAGTGCGAGATGAGGTAGCTAGCAAAAGCGCTGACCGTCCTGTCCATGTTCAGGTGGACTATGTCCGTATCCGCCAACCCGGAGAGCGGGACGAGATCAACCGCCCGGCGCACGACGGCGACCGGCGCCGCTTCTCCCGTCACTGGCAGGCTTATCAGGAAGGCCGGCAGGCAACGCCGGACGGAACGCCGCTTTCAATTCTGTTTCCGAACAATCCCGAGATCGTAGAGAACCTGAAGTACGACAAGATTTTCGTCGTCGAGCAGCTTGCCGAATTGAACGATACCCAGATCGGCAATATCGGCCTTGGCGGGCGTCAGTTCGTCGACAAGGCAAAGGCATTTCTGAAAGCAGCCAACAGCGGCAGGGGCTTTGCTCAGCTCACCGCAAAGGTTGATCAGATGGAAGCCGATCGCGCGGCGGACAAGGAGCGCATCAAGGCGCTTGAAATGGCACTCACGGAAGCCAACAAGAAACGCGGCGAGGCCGCATAACAAGGAGAAGAAAATGCCCTCAGCAGCAGAACTTATCGGCCTCGGTGCGCCGCCAAAGCAGGCCGGCTCCATTGGCAATTCGCCTTCGGCAAAGACCGGCGTTGGCGTGGCTCAGGTCGGTGCGACTCCGATCACGACAAACTTCACCGTGTTGACGGCCTCGGGTGGCAACACCGCATTCATCTTGCCGGCGGCGCCTGCTGGGTCTGGCCCTTACGTTATGGCTAACCAGTCCGGAACTGCCGCAGTAATCTTTCCTCCGGTTGGCGGCAATATTAATGGCCTCGGGGTGAACGCATCGTTCCCGATGGCGAATAACGTGACGGCGATGTTCTGGAAGATCAGTCCAACTCTATGGGCAGCGTTAAGCTGACCGCATAAGGGGCGATCATGGTCACGCCGCTATACCTAGATACAGAATTTAACGGGCATGGCGGCTCGTTGATATCGATGGCTCTCGTTTCAGGTCACCCATACCGATATTGGTATGAGGTCATCGATATCCCAGATAATCCTGACCCTTGGGTTAAAGAAAACGTTCTACCAAAACTGGAGAAGCCCGCAATCGGCCTCAAAGCCGCGCGGGCTTCCCTACATTCATTTCTACTTAAATTTAAAGACCCTTTGGTCGTTTGCGATTGGCATGCAGACGTACAGCATTTTTGCGCGATGTTGTCAGGCGACGATTTCGGCACCAGCCTAGATTACGGATGCAAATTTTTACTTTTGTCCGGACCGTCTGATGTCCGCCCGACTGTTCCACATAATGCTCTTTCTGACGCGCATGCATTAATGGTCTGGCATCAGAAGGAGGTTGCATAATGGGAACGCCACTCAATCTCTTGGAGATCGTCCAGACGGCATGCAACGAGCTTGGGCTTAACGCGCCGGCAACCGTCGTCGGTTCACAGGACTTGCAGGTTATCCAACTGCTGGCCCTCGTGAACCGCGACGGCAACGAACTCTATCGCATGCCTTCCGAGGGCTGGACGGCGCTGCAGGGCGAACACATCGTCAATCTGGAAACGCCGATCAATACGATCGGCGATGTGGCACAGGGCTCAACCCTGATCACGAATGTCCTATCGACAACAGGCATCACGGCCGGGGCTTACTCGGTCTCGGGCAACGGACAGCCGGCGGCGCAGCGCGTGGCGGAGATCGTAGATACCACACCGGGCGCCGGGATCATCCGGGTGGAGATGGAATCGACGGCGACCGCGTTCGCGACCGAACTGAACTTCGCGCGGGATACCTACACGATCCCATCCGACTTCGATCATTACATCTCGCACACGTGGTGGGATCGAACCAACCACTGGATGCTGATCGGCCCGCAGTCTCCGCAGTTTGACCAATGGCAGCGCTCGGGCATCGTCACGACAGGACCACGGCTGCGCTGGCGGCAGATCGGCGTTCGCCCGACCGTGTTTCGCTTATGGCCGCCGCCGACAGCCGCAAGCACGCCTGATGCTTTGGTCTTCGAATACGTCAATGACGGCTGGGTGATGCACGTTGACGGTACGTTCGGCAACAAGTTCACGGCCGATACGGATATCCCGCTCCTGAACGATCAGATGTTCATCCTCGGGGTGAAGTGGAGAATGTGGCAAGTGAAAGGCTTTGAATATGCCGCCTTCCAGCAAGAATACATCGACTTTGTGAACAGAGAAAAAGCACGTGATGGTGGAATGCCTGATCTTCAAATGGGGCGTCGCAAATATCCTTACTTGATCTCATCTGCCAACGTCCAAGATGGGTCGTACCCAGGTAATTGATATCATTGAGGTATTTAACATGTCGCGAAAGTTTGGCAAACAAAATATGCCGAGTGACCCGAAAGAATTACTCTACCGGAAGTTTATTCGCGACGAGGCGACCGGATGCTGGAATTGGAATGGGGCGTTGCGAGCGGACGGCTATGGCGCATATGCGAGCGTCGCTCTCTTGGGGCGAAGAGGAGTCATTCCGGCATCGCGCGCATCTTGGATGATCCATAACGGTCAGCCGCCTGTTGGCCTATTAGTCTGCCACACCTGCGACAATCGCCTTTGCGTGAACCCGGATCATCTGTTCCTCGGTACGCCCAAACAAAACAGCGAGGACATGGTTGCCAAGAGGCGCATGTACGGCGGCGAGCGCCATTGGAAAGCAAAACTCACTCGTGAAGATGCGGAGCAGGTTCGCTCTCTTCGCGCCAGCGGCTGGAAGATAAAGCCAATCGCCGAGAAATTCGGCGTCACGACATCTGCCATTGATGGGGTCTTATCGGGGGTCAACTGGCGGCCATGCGCTTAACTGCGACTCTCAAAGGACGGTCGGCTGTTGGAAAGCTAGGTGGCGCTCAAGTTTCGGTTGGAGCGTCGCAACCAAGCCCAGTAGAGGGCTGGGACGCTGTTTCGCCTATTGCCGCGATGTCTCCCAAGCGCGCGGTGAAGATGGACAACTGGTTTCCGCAACCGGACTGGATCGAGGTTCGCAAGGGTCATATCATCCACTCATCGACTGCAGCAGACCCCGTTGAAACGCTGGCGACTTATAACGGCGTCTCGACACGAACCATGTTTGCGGTGTCGGGCGGCTCAATCTATGATGTGACGGCAAATTCTGCTGGAGTGCTCCAGGTCTCGGGGCTGGCAAACTCCCGTTTCCAATATGTGAATTTCGCCACCACTGGGGGCAACTTCCTCTACATGGTGAATGGCGCCGATGTCCCGCAATACTGGGATGGCGCGACGTGGCAAACCGCCGTCATTACGGGCATTTCCTCCTCCGATATCATCCACGTCAATGCCTTCAAGAACCGGCTGTGGTTTACACTGACGGGTTCGTCTGACGCGGCTTATCTCCCTGTCGATTCGATCCAGGGCGCGGCCGTCACGTTCCCATTAGGAGGCCTGTTCACCAAGGGCGGATTTCTGATGGCGATGGGCACATGGTCGATCGATGCAGGTGACGGCCCGGACGACTATGCCGTGTTCCTGTCATCGCAGGGCCAGTGTGCGATTTATCAAGGGACTGATCCGGCAACGGCAGCGACATGGGCACTTGTCGGCGTGTTCGACATGGGCGCGCCGATCGGCCGTCGCTGCATGACGCGGGTAGGGGCTGACATTGCCCTGATCTGCATCGATGGTGTTGTGCCGTTGTCGCGGGCGATGATCTTCGAGCGCGCCGCGGTCGTAAAGGTATCGCTGACGGAACGTATCCAGCGGGTGATGAACCAGTCAGCAAGGCTCTACCGGAATAATTTCGGCTGGCAATTGATTTCCTATCCCCGAGGGACGCGGGCGGTCCTCAATGTCCCGATCGAGGAAAACACCGATCAGGTCCAGTATGTCATGAACACGCTTTCCGGAGCGTGGTGTCAGTTCATCGGCATGAAAGCGAATTGCTGGGAATTGCTCAATGAGGATCTGTATTTCGGGGGCAACGACGGGGTTGTCTACAAGGCGGACACTTCAGGAAACGATGCCGGCAACGCGCTAAAGGCTGACATGCTGACAGCCTATAATTACTATGGGATCCGGGGCAATCAAAAGCGCTGGACCATGTGTCGTCCGCAATTGACTACGGACGGGCAGGTTAACCCGGGCTTGGCGCTCAACGTCGACTTCCGGGACGATGCGCCTCTCTCAATTCCATCAACACAGATTGTTGCTGCGTCGCTGTGGGATGTGGCGCTGTGGGATCAAGGAATCTGGACAGGGGATGTCCGGACCCAGGCGAACTGGAATTCGGTTGATGGTATCGGATACTGCGCTTCGATCCGGCTCGCGGTGGATATTGCAGGAGCCCCGCTCGGTGAGCCGGGCGTGTGGGGTACCGGGGTTTGGGGTGTCTCAACATGGGGAGTGACCATTGCGGATGAGATTGTTCTGCAAGTAAACGCTTTTGACGTAACGATGGAAAAGGGAGCGATCGTATGATCCTCCTTGGTCATGACGAGACGGTGGCGAACTGGGTTGGCTCCATCACCGGAAAGCCATTCCACCCACCGTTTACCGCCATTGGTGCGGTGGACCATGAAGGGCGTCTGACCGGGGGCTTCGTCTTCACAGGCTTTAACGGCACCTCGATTGAGCTCTCCCTTGCAGGTCATGGGGTGACGCATCGCGGTCTGTGGCGGGCCATTCTTCACTACGTGTTCGACCAGTTGCAGGCTGACCGGATTCAAATCCATACGGCGTCGAGCAACGAGACTGTTCGCAAACTGGCCCCGCGTCTCGGGTTTGCGTTCGAGGGCAAATCACGTAGATTCTACGGTCGAGAGGATGCCTTCGTTTATTCGCTGGTTCGGGATGACTTGCCGTCATTCCGTCAGCGATGGCGGCTATAGGAGGCTCCGATCGACGCACCGCAGGCGCCAGCCGCCCCAGATCCCGCGAAAACCGCTGCAGCACAGGCAACCGCGAACAAGGAAACCGCAGTTGCCCAGTACGGTCTCAATGCGACCAACCAGGTCACGCCGCAGGGCAGCCTGAGCTATAAACAAATCGGCACATGGGCGGACGGAACGCCGCGGTTCGAGGCGACGACTGCCTATTCCCCTGAGCAACAGAACCTCTACAACAAGAGCCTCATCACCCAAGGCAATCTGGCCGATATCGGAACGTCTCAATCTGCCAAGATCGGTGAGTTGCTGAACAAGCCGATCAACCTGAGCACGGCGACTGAGGAGAAGATCAACCAGCTGGGAGCGGCAAGGCTCGACCCGCGCTTCCAGAAGGAAAGCGCTTCGCTCGACGCTCAGTTGATCAACAAGGGAATTCGTCCCGGCTCTGCGGCATGGAATGATGCGCAGACGCAATTTGCCCAGCAGAAGAATGATGCCTATAACCAGCTTTATCTTACAGGTCGAGGGCAGGGAGCACAGGAAGCGCTGACCGAGCGCAATCAGCCGATCAATGAAATTACGGCGCTGCTTTCGGGATCTCAGGTTTCCCAGCCGGGATTCACGAACACGCCACAGCCGGGCGTGGCGCCGACCGATGTGATCGGTGCGCAACAGCAGAGCCTGAACCAGGGCAATCTGAACGCTCAAATGCAAGCACAATCGAATAATGCCCTCATGTCAGGCCTATTCGGGCTCGGCTCGGCGGCGCTGGGCGGGTGGGCGCGCTCGGATATCAATTCCAAGGAGAATATCGAAGTCGTCGGCGAGCGCGCAGACGGCCTTCATGTGATCGACTTCGACTACAAGCCGGAATTTGGCGGCGAGAAGGGCAATCGCGGCTTGGTCGCGCAGGAAGTAGCGCAGGTCTACCCGCACGCTGTGGCGCGTGACCGCAAGGGCCTGATGGTCAACTATGACGCGGTACCCCGTGGCTTCATGGCACTGGGGAAGGCTGCCTGATGCCAACGGACAGCGGTTCATACGATCAAGCCACACTCGCCCGGCGCTACGCCATGGCGCAGAAGCTGATGGAGCAAGGGCAGGCGCCTGTCACGCACTGGGCGCAAGGTTTGGCCAACCTCGCGAACTCTGCCCTCGGCGGCTATGAATATTCCAAGGCCGGCGAAGAGCGCCGCGCCGAAAGGGCCAACGAAATTGCGGAAAACTACAAGATGGTCGGGCTGCCGCCGCCGGCGGCCGCCGCAGAGGCACCTACAGGCGGTTTCCAGAAGCTGGCCGCGCTGCTGAATGGCGGGGGAGGTGGTGTTCCAGCGAGTCCTGCAGTTGCACCACCACCGGCCTTAGCTGCTCCTGCAGGCATTCCATCAGATCAGGCTGCGTACGCACCACCCCCAGCGGCCGGCCCGGCACCCACCACGTTCCGGCCGGGCATAACTGCGCCGGCTCCTGCCGGGCCGGTTGACGGAAACCTCCCGCGCGGTCTCCGCAACAACAACCCGCTGAACATTGAAGCCGGCGATTTCACGAAGGGGCAACCCGGCTTCGTTGGTTCTGATGGCCGTTTCGCAAGATTCGAGACGCCAGATCAGGGCATCGCTGCGGCGAGCAAGCTGCTGGATACCTACGAGAGCAAGTACGGCCTCAACACGCCGGCCGGGATCATCGGCCGCTGGGCACCGCAGGGTGAAAACAACTCGGCTGCCTATGCCGCGGCGGTTGCGAAGAAGCTCGGCATCGGCCCGAACGATCCGATTACGCCAGAGATGCGGCCTCGGCTGATTGCGGCAATGTCAGAGGTCGAGAACGGCAGACCAGCGGCGGCTCCGCAAATCGCATCAGCCCTGACCGCTCCAACCGGAGATGTAACCCTTCCGCGGGGCGCTACGCCAGCACAGGGTGCGCTGCCGACCGCTGCGCAGGCTGCTGCCCCTCCTGCTACAAACCCACTCTCTCGTCTCCCGCAGGAAACCCGCGAACGAATAGCGGCGGGCATGTCATCGCGGAGCCCTGGCGCGCGTGCGATGGCACAGGCACTGCTGCAAAGTGCGATTTCGGGCGAAGGCGTGACAACTGCCGACGCCGGCAACAAGATCATCGTCATGGACAAGCGCGGCAACGTCGTGCGCGAAATGGCCAAGGGAGAGCCGAACAAGGGACCAGAATTTGGGGTCATCGGAAAGGATGAGTTCGGCAACGAGCGATACGGTTGGCGCGATCCGCGCGACAAATCAACGACACCAGCGGCCCCGCAAGGTACTACTCAGCCCACCATCACCGGTTCTGACGGAAAGCCTATTCCTATCGCGCCCGGTATTGACCCGAAGGTAATTCGCGAAGCGGCTTCCAAGCGCGCTGCCTCGGAAGGCATGCCGGCGTCGTCGGAAGAGACTTCGAAACTCCGCAACGAGATTCAGGGTCTGCCGTCCTACAAGAACGTTGCGCAGGCTGCCCCGGTCTACAAGTCGATGATGGAAGCCGCCGGGCGCGACACGCGAGCAGCCGACGTTAACATGATCTATGGCATGGCGAAGATCATGGACCCCGGCTCGGTGGTTCGCGAGAGCGAAATGACGGTGGCGCAGGCTATTGCGACCCTGCCGCAGCAGCTTCAGGCAGCCATCAAGAGCCAGATGACGGAATCCGGGCGCCTGACGCCAGAACTTCGCGCACAAATCATGCAGGAAGCCAGGAGTCGCATCACGGCCTATCAAGGCATGTTTGATCAGGACGCGGGGATGTATCGGCAGATTGCCAAAGATCAGAGGATGAATGAGGCGCATGTCCTGCCGACATTCGGGCCTTTCGATGAATTCAAGCCGGCGACTATCAAGCCGCCTGCGCCTGCGGTGTCGCCAACCCAAATTGATGACCTCGTTAAGAAGTACCTGCCCTAATGGCATCGCTGGAACAACTCGGGCAAGCCCTCGTGAACGCTGATGCGGCCGGCGATACGGCTGCGGCGCGGGCGTTGGCCGGTGAAATCATGCGTCTGCGCCAGACCACGGCTGCTCCAGAAGCGCCACAGCAGTCCGTAGAGCCATCGACGATGGAAGGAACGTCAGTTTATACCGCAGGCGGACCGGGCCTTGGTGAAGAACTGCGGCGGGTCGGTGGCGTGCTGGATAAGGGCGCGCGGATGGCTGCAGGCGGCGCTACCTTCGGGCTTGCGGACAAGTTCGCGGGCGGCATGGATTATCTGACCGGGCGCGCCAAGAGTTATGACGAGGGCGTAAAAGCACAGCGCGCGGAGACACAAGCGATCCGGGAGGCAAGTCCAGGGCCGGCCGCGGTCGCGGAGGCCGTTGGCGGGCTCGGCACTGGAGCCGGGCTGATCCGCAGCGGCATTACACTGGCGGGCCGCGCTGGTCCTCGGTTGCTGCCGCGCGTGCTTGGCTATGGCACGGAAGGCGCGGCCTATGGTGCGGCGCATGGCGCCGGCAACACCTATTCAGACAAGATTGGCGATTATGTAGAGAACGCCAAGAATAGCGGTGCCCTTGGGCTCTTGGTAGGCGGCGCGTTACCCTTGGCAGGAGCGGCCGCAAGCGGCGCCTATCGTGCTGGGTCCGCGTTTCTCGGGCCTCGTGTTGAAGGTGCGAGCCGCGGCGCGTCTTCGCTGCTTCGAACGGCTGCGCAGGCTGATGAGGCGGGCTTGCGTGGCCTGTCTTCGATGGGGCCAGAGGCTATGCTGGTAGACGCTGGCCCGGCCATGAAGGGGCTTGGGCAGGGTGCTGGCACGGGCACAGGGTCGGGCCGGACGGCGCTAGTTGAAGCTTTGCAACGCCGTGATGCCGGGACGGGTAACCGGCTGGCTACAGTGCTTGATGAAAATCTTGGACGCTCTCCTGTCCCATCGCAGGTAGAGGCAGGATTGGCCGGGGCACGGCAGGAGCTGGCACCGGCCTATCAGCAGGTGTTTCAGGGCGCGCGGCCGGTAGATACAAGCGTTCTGGCTGAAAGATTGAATGCAATAGCTGTGGCTGAGCGCGGCCCAGCACAACGGGCGGTCCGCCAAGTCCGTGAAATGCTCAATGATCCCGTTGCCACGCGGGAGCTGGATCGCAACCCGGCGGCGCTGCTCAACACCCGTCAAGCAATTGACGGAATGCTTACAAACGAGGTTGATCCGAACACCATCCGCGTTCTGACGCAGGCCCGGCAGGCTGTTGACACTGAATTGGCGAACGCCGTTCCCGGCATCAAGGCTGTGGATGCTCAGTTTGCTGAACTCTCGCGGCAGTCCGCGGGCCTTCAGCGCGGGTCGCAGGTTCTAGACAGTGGGAAAACGGCAATTCGCCCCGTCGAACTGGCTGACGAGATTTCAGCCTCGGCGCTGCCGCAAGGCGAGATGATTGGTCCTTCTGGTGCTCCGCTACGCCTTCGGCAGGGCGCGCGCGCCGAGGTCGACCGCATTGTCGGTACGAATGTCAACGACCTGAACGCGCTTGAGCGCAAGCTAGGCACGCCGCAGGATTGGAACGCTCAGAAGATGGCAACTGTCTTCGGTGAAGGCGCGGCTGCGCGCGTGGCAAAGGCTTTAATGGACAATCGCCAGTTCCGACAGTCGTACCAGGACATTGTTCAGAATTCACAGACTGCCCAGCGCCAAGAAGCCGCAAAAGCGATGCGAGGGGCGGAAGGCGGTGTTGTCCCGCACGATACGACGATGACGGGCCTCGGCCTGAAGGCGATCAATCTCATAGCAAAGGCGATATCTGGCGCCAGCAGTGCCACGACGAAGGATGAAGTTGGGCGCCTACTAGCCTCGCAAGGCCCTGCCGTTGAGCGGATAGCGCAGGAGCTTCTGCGATCGGCGCAGACAGCGGCTACTAATTCTCGTGCGATATCCGGTCTGGTTGGTTCTCAGCGCTGGATTGGGGCTCTCGCGCCAGCCGAAGGTCGTTCCGATAATCGATCAAAAACGCGATGAGGCAGAGAATGGCAAAGCCAAGCAACGCACCATTGAGTTTGTCGTCAAAGTTTTCGAGCCATCGCTTGGCAAGCCAAGTGCAAACCAGTCCCAGAACAGTAACGGCAGCAAACCGCATGATCTCTATCATACCGGCCAACATAGCCCAAATCCGAGGGATTCGATAGATGCCGCGCAACGGTTCCGGCTCATATTCGCTGCCTGAGGCGGCCTTCATCCCCAACACTGCGATTTCGTCGGCGGCGGTCAATTCTGACTTTTCTGACATTGGGGATGCCCTGACCGACTCGCTGGCCCGCGACGGGCAGGGCGGCATGACGGCTGTTCTCCCGCTCGCAAATACCGGCTTCGCTTATCTGACTGACCCGAACACGGGGATGCGGCGCACAGGGGCGGACACGCAGGCCATTCAATGCGGTGGGGTCGATGTCGTAACAGCAACGCCCACCGGGGCGTCTGTTGCGGGGACACTGGCGGTATCCGGTGCGATTACTTCTGGTGGCGCCCCGCTCATTCCGGTTGGCGCGGGCATGGTGTGGTTCGGATCTACAGCCCCGCCCAAATGGATTTTTGCAATAGGTCAAACCTTGTTGCGCGCGACCTATCCTGAGCTATGGGCGTTCGCTGCGATCGAAATCGCCGCCGGGAGCCTGCTCTTCACGAACGGCAACGGGACAACCACGTTCACTGTGGCCAATATGAAGGGGCGCGTTCCAGCCAACAGAGACGATACCGGCACCATCCTGACTTCAGCCACGATGACGCCTGATGGAAACACGATGGGAGCTATTGGCGGCGCGCAGGCGGCGACGATCACGCAAGCCAATCTCCCGGCAGCAACGCTGACAACCACAATTAACGACCCGGGCCATCCTCACAATTTTGGACAAACGATAAGGCTTTTTGGTAGCGCTCAAGTTGGGGGTGCGCTGGTCGTCGCTCAGTTCAACAACGGGACTGATGGATCGGTAACAATAGCCTCCAATACAACCGGTATCACTGCTTCTACCGCTTTGGGCGGCTCGGGAACGGCCTTCAACAAAGTCCAGCCCACCATCATCGTCAATTACATCATCTTCGCCGGAGTTTGATATGCCTCGCAGCGCAACAACCGGCGTTTACACAAGGGTTTCGAATTCATTCTCTAACCCCGTGTTCGGCACGCTGATCGACCCAACCGACGCTGAAGCGTATTTCGATGATCTGGATGTCGGGTTGAACCCGCCCGAACTGGATGGCCCGGTCCGCATCATCGACACATTACAAGTCGGCACCACCGGAACGTCAGCAGGCACGGTTGAGTTCTTCAACGCTACCAGCGGTTCAATCACGATTGCCCCGCCGGTGGGCGCGCTCGGCGGCGTGACCATGACATTGCCGGCGGCGACGGATACGTTCGTTGGCAGGAATACGACGGACACTCTAACCAACAAGTCGATTCAGGGAGGAATCGTTTCGGACCTGAGTTCGTTTTCTCTCCGCGATACCAGCGCGGCGTTCAACCTGACATTTACAGCGACATCTTCTCCTGCCCTAAGCGCAGGCCGCGTGCTGACAATCAACGTCAACAACGCCAGCCGCACGCTTTCGATTGGCGGCAATATCACCACTGCATTCGGAGGGGATTTTACGATTGCGGGTGGCAACAGCGTGACGTTGACCAACACCGGCTCGACCAGCGTCACGCTGCCGACTACCGGGACGCTTGCCACATTGGCCGGCACCGAGACGCTGACGAACAAAACTTTTGATACTGCCGGCGTCGGCAACGTCTTCAGGATTAACGGCGTCCAGATCACGGCAAATACGGGGACCGGCGCTAATGTGCTGGCGACCTCTCCGACATTGACCACTCCTAATATCGGCACGCCATCAGCTGGCGTTGGAACCAATATCACGGGCTTAAATGCCTCCAATGTCTCAACCGGAACCCTTAACTCCGCAAGGCTCGCCTGGAATGGAGCTACTCTTTCTGCTACTCCAGCCGACCCTGCAGGCTCTGGTAGCGGCAGCCTTTTAATGATGGGAATTGGTGGCACTTGCACTATAACTCCGGCATTCTCCACCCGTGTTTTCGTGTCTGTAACTGGCCGGATGGCCAACAGTGCAGCCGCAGGAACCGCTGCCGCAGCCCTTCGTCGAGGAACTGGCGGGGCCCCTGCCAATGGCGCGGCTGTAACCGGCACTCAAATTGGTTCTGCTTCGGTAGCCTTCACCAATTCCGCAGCAGCTCAACTGGCTCCATTTGAATTAAGTGGTGTAGTTACTGGTTTAACTGTTGGTGTTGCAATATGGATTGATATAGCCGCAGCAACTGGCGGCTCTGGTACTACCACATTAACCAATCTTTCCTGTTCCGCGTTCGAAATATAAACCAAGTTACAGGGTATTAATGCCTGACCGCGCCATCTATCTGGAAGACGTGACACAACTGGCTGGCGATGGCGCAACCGATGACACCGCAGCGTTTTATGCCGCCATCATGGGGGCTACTCCGGGGGACTGGATTGTTGGGAAGAAAGGAGCGGAATACCGCATCGTTGGCCTTGGCGGCGTTTCAACCAAAGGCATTCCGCTCAACGGTGTGCATTTCGACCCGAACAACTCAACCGTTTCGTTTGAATTTTCGACGCCGCATACCTTTGGCTTTCGGATGCAGAACCGAGGTTCGGTCTGGGGTGAGGGGCTTGTGCATACTCCGGTTTCCAACAACGGTAGCTCGCAGCGTATTGACCATGCGCCGATCGCGGTTGGCTGTGCCTATGGGGATGATGGCCCGTTCAACGTCACAAACCCTTTTCTTGACCAGCGAACATGGCGGGTCGGCGGCGGCGTCAGGCTCAACACGGCAAAGCCGGATGGGTCAATTATCGGCTGCCACGGCTCGTTTGAAGACTACCTAATTGAGGATGTGTTCTTTGAGGACTCGGCTACTGCTGGGCTTTGCATCGGCATGGATTGGCTGCCGCGCGGGTTAGACATGTCCGTCGATACTTGGGAGGTGATGCGGACAAAATGGTCTAACGGGCAAGGCTACACGATGCACCCAGGCGCCGGGATCATCAACCGAATCTATGCCGGAGCGATGTCCTATTCCGGCGCGGCGGCTGAAGATGGCGGCCCTACCATCATCCGCCTGTCAGCCGCTCACGATGTTTCGATCCAACACGTTCACGCCAAGCAAGCGTCAGCCTTGTTCCGAACGGTTGGTGGCGATTTCGGCCGTGAGTATGCGCAGAATGGGGCTGCTGCAAGGATCAGCCGCGGGCATCGCGTCGAGCATATGCGGCTGGACACTCAGGTCGGATCGAATGCTGTTGTTCATCTCGATAGCCTTGGCGACAACGTTTATGGAGCCGCGGGCTACGTTCCGACCTACGATCCGCTCATGTCGTCCGATATCGTGGTTAGCGATGTCATCAGTTACTCAGGATCCCCGACCCAGCATGCCTTCGTGGCCCGCATGATCCGGGGTGCGAAGTTTATCAATTGCAGTTCGTCCGGGCACCTTCGGAGTGTCTCGATCGAGGAGGGTTCTGACGACGTTCATGTGATCGGCGGTCGGCACGAGAACACTCAGTTGCACGGCATCATGATCGACGGGACACTGGCCCCGCAGGATGCACTGGTCCAGAGTTGCAAACTATCGATGAATGGAATGGCATCGCCGGGAACATATGCTTCAATTATAGCTCAAAAGGCTGCGCGGCCCGGTATTCTTGGGAACGTCATCGGCAAGAAGATCGGCGATGTGGAGACCCAAGGGGTTGGTATTCGTATTTCGCCTAACGCCACTGGCTATGCGCAAAGCAACAACCAAATATTGGCGCTCAGTAACGGTGGTACTCCCATCAGCATTGGCTAATCTAAGTCGATCTGCGCGTCAGATCTTCTGCCTCTTCTCTTGTAAGGGGCCTCTTGTTATTCAGTTTTGCCAGCTCTGCGGCAGCCTCCGCAAGCTTTTTCAACGCAGCAGTTTCTCGATCTTTTTCGTCGTCAACTTGAGGCATGTGGATCTCCGTTGACTCAACTTACCAGTTCAACCCCAGATCGAGCAACACCCCCTATACAAATCAATTTTGCCACGGGTAAAAGTGCCTGAATCTAAGGAGGTTTCAGGCTCGCCATGGCTGATTTGGTCAAGCTGAAGGACGCCAACGTTCGGCGCTGGAATGCAGCAAAATTGACGCGCGGGCCGGAGTTCCTGCCGGTAGCGAAGCGGCTGGTTGCAGCGAAACAGCGCTATCTGACCGTCTCACAAAAGACCGGCATTCCGTGGCCGTTTATCGCCGTGACGCATCAGCGGGAATCGTCGCAAAACTGGTCGCGCAGCTTGGCGCAGGGTGACCCCTGGAATCAGGTCTCGACACACGTTCCGGCCGGCCGAGGACCATTCCAATCGTGGGAGGAGGCCGCCTACGACGCTCTGGTGAACTGCGCTCCCTACGCAGCCCGGAATAAGGATTGGTCAATCGGCGGTACGCTGGCGAAGCTGGAGCAATACAATGGCCTCGGCTATCTCAGCCGCGGGCTACCATCACCATATATTTGGTCCGGAACCGACCAGTATAAGCAAGGCAAATACGTTGCCGACGGCGTGTTCGACCCCGGCGAGGTTGATAAGCAGCTCGGGTGCGCCGGCCTGATCATGGCGATGATGTCGCTCGATTCATCGATCAAGTTCGATGGTGGTGCCATTACGCAGACCACAACCCTTCCGCCAAGTCCGGCCATTATTGAGAAGGATGGAGCATGGCTTCAGTCTTCCCTCAACAAGCTCGGTGCCAACCCGCAAATCGAGGTCGATGGCATTGTTGGCCCCGCTACGCGCAACGCTGTCCGCGCCTTCCAATTGAGCAGCGGGCTCGTCGCCGATGGTTTGGTTGGCCCCGCCACCTTTGCCGCACTGGACACTGCACTAGCGGCCGGCAAGCCCATTCCAACGATCCCTGTCCCACCTGAAATCGTACTGCCCCCTCCCGGCACCAAGGCTCGAACCGATCTTGCGCCGACATTCTGGGGTCGCGTTCTCGATCTCTTCAAGCCGAAGGGGTATTAAAATGGATTCGTCCAAGTTAGGAGCGATCATCGTATCCATAGTTGTCCTTACCGGATTTATTCTGCTTTCCTTTCTTGCGATGAAACCAGAATCAGCCGGGGTGAAATATGAGATCGTTCTCGTTCTTCTCGGCAATTGGTCGGGGCTTGCCTTCGCAGTAACCGGCTACTGGGTTGGCAGCACCATCAGCAGTAAGCAGAAAGACGACACGATTGCGTCGATCTCTACCGAGAAGAAACCATGATCGCCCTTCTCGCCGCCCTCCCTGCGATCCTCGGTGCACTTGCCGGAATGGTGCCGGCGCTTGTGCAGCTCTTCACATTGAAGGCAAACAATGCCCACCAGCTCGCAATGGCCCAAGAGCAGAGACAGGCTGCTAAGGAAGGCGTGGCGCTACAGGTTGATCTCGCAAATGCTCAGGCTGATATTCGACAGGCAGACCATATTTACAGTTTTGGCAGCGGCGCTTCTGGCAACCGGTTTGTGGACGCGCTGGCCATTTTTGTCAGGCCATATGTCACGCTGGTTTTCTTCCATCTCTGGATACTTCTAGAGATCTTCATGTTCATCTATGCGGTGAACAGCGGCTATGACCTCGGCCAGCTCGTCAAGGTGCTTTGGCCAGATGAAACTCAAGCCATGTTCGGCGCCATCATTGGATTCTGGTTTGGCGATCGCATGATGCTCCGGGGTAATCAGCGCATGGCCGCAACGCTCGCAATCACAAAAGGAACGAAAGCATGACCACATGGGTGATCTCAGGAACGCTCGGATTTGTCTCTGGCGGGGCGTTAATTTGGTTTGTGAAACAGCCGGTGACACGCTGGTACAAGGGCGCCGAGAACTACGTTGGAGAACTTGAGGATCAGGTTCGATCACTTAAGGCGCGACTGCGCTGATGAAGGCGGGCCGCCGCGGCGCTGTGAACGTCGCGACGGCCCTGACCACCAGTATGGCGTTAACCATACCGATGGCTGGGGGAATCCTAGCGGACGGCGGTTCCTAGGAGATTAACGTGAAATGACAACTTACCAATGGGTGACGCTGGGACTCGGCGCTCTTGGGTTTTTAGCTACCTGGATATTAGGAGCCTTCAAACTGGGACGAGTGGTCGAGCAGATGCGAGCGGCCATCAAGAAAGAGATAGACAACGAACGAGACAAGCTCGTTTCAAAGCTTGAAGAACTTGAAGAGAAATTTGAGCAAGACCAGCGCATGCAAGACCACAACTTCGGAGAGGTAGGCGCTGCCATGAGACAGTATATCGCCGACGTTGAGAAGAAGGTCCGCGAAGTCGAGATTTGGGGACGGGATAATTATGTCCAGAAGGGTGAATTCGAAAAGGCCACGGATTCCATCCGCTCCGACATTCGCGCGATGGGCGCCGACATCAAATCGGACTTCCGGGATCGCATTGATGGTCTTAGCAAGCGGATAGAGAAATCAGGAACGTGAGCAACTCATTCTGGTGGGTTCAATGGCTGGCAGCATTCATGATTATTCTCGCGTTCCTCACGGTCGGTGTTTGTTTTCAGGAATGGCGAGCTTGGCGGAGGGAAAGTCGGAAATGACCTCGTATTCAAATGCAACGCCCTCGGGGTCGTTCTGCTCGAACCAAGCCTGAGCGGCGTCCTCGTTCGCAAAGACTTTCAAATGGTCCCTGTCACCGACGTCTTTGCTCGTATCCACGTAAATCCATACGGTCATCCAAGCTTCTCCCGTTCCTTCCTCGCAAACTCCCGGGCTGCTTCCAGAGCCTCTTCACGACCCATCGTGACGCTCTTCAAGATCGACCGTCGGCCGGCATTGTCATCCCAGCGGAAATAGATGCTTTCGCGCCCATCCTCAAACCAGACCGCGAAACTCCCGCAGTCCGGGATTTCCTTGATGGTGTGCGGGATGATACGGATGAGCATGATAAAAATCGATACCTCTCGCTACGAGGCCCAGCACGGCAAGCCCAAAGGAAAGCGCTTCTGGGCCTTCACGATCGTATCCCCGAGCATCACGACAAAAGACAAGTATGTTATTATGCCCGAGGCGATGGATTACAAGAAGGCTTGCGAGCGGGTGAGGGGCATTGCGGCGATGCGGCGGTCAGAGCTGATCGTTCTGGAGCCGGACTAGAGGTTATTGGCCAAGTCCGCTAGTCCCACGGCATTTGGATGCCGAGCAATCTGCAGACCGCCCATGTCCCCAGCAGCCAAACTGCTATGTAGATCGCGATTGTCATGGCCGGGTGATCCTGCTCAAGTCCGAGGTAGCCCATCAGCGGAATCCAGCCACATCGAAACTGCTTGGTTCATTTCATATGGTTCGAGTTGCAGCCTTAGTTCTCGTTGCTCAGCGCGGAGAATGCCCTTTTGCTTATCGATTTGTTGGATGCGGGAGCTGATATCGGCGCAGATTCTCGAAACGGCCATTTGAAGGGCTTGAGATCGACTCAAGTAGGTGCTTTTCTTCATGGTCATCCTCGATTTTAAGGTCAAGTCCGGCGCGGCTTGTACTTCCCCTTGCGAGGCTTCAAGGCCGCAAAGGGGCTGGATCTCGTCATGATCGTTCGAATGTAGCGCCCAGGCTTTGGCCGATAGTCATTGAGCCACGCCATCATCGGCGGGAACCGGTCAAACCTAGCGCTATCCTTTTTCACTGTTGCCCACTCCATTCGTGCCCGAGGTGGTCATCTCTTCCCAGAAGCCGCCCCAGCTACCGCGCCATTCCCAAAGATGGGCCCCGCTGATAAATTTGGCGTGCCACTTCATAGCCCCGCACCCCGTCCAGAAGAGGCGCA